AAGTATCTCATAAAAATAGATACTCTTGGGTTTATAGGTACATCCCGTCCCTAAAAAACCTAACTTAATCATACGAGGAGGTGATACACATGCAACGGTACGTGACTTATGCGACTCGATTAGTAAAAGCAAAAGACGTAAAAGCTGTATGTTGCGAAAGTAAAAATTACTTCAAGAATGGCTCAGAAGAACAAGCAGTAAACACCATGTTAAAGCTAACGGAAAGGAGTGAACGTGTTGGCCAACATTAACGAGATTTTCGTAGAAGGTTTCCAGTCACATACAAATAGCCACTTTAATTTAGGAAACGGACTGAATGTAATTACTGGACCATCAGATAGTGGTAAAACATCCATTATACGAGCAGTTCGCTGGGTAGCATTTAACGAACCTCAAGGTGAGGCTTTCGTAAACGAATCAGTGGGACAGGCTACTGTAGCGATTCACATGGATAACGGCATTATTATTTCAAAGCACCGTAGAAAAGGAAAAACATCGTACAGAATCCAAACGGATCCAGGTGATGCAGGAAGTGTATTTGAGAAGTCAGAGGTACCGGAAGAAGTAAAACAATTACTTGGTATCACAAAGCAAACATTTGGGGATTTTGTTACTGCTTTAAACTTTGCATTCCAGCTTGAAGCACCTTTCTTAATAAGTGAGACACCGTCATCGGGTGCGAAAGTTCTAGGTAAGTTAGCAGGAACAGAAGCTGTCGATCTCGCGGTAAAAAGTGTTTCAAAAGATACATACGCAGCAAGGCAAGAGAGGTTACTAGCTGAAAAAGAAATTGAGAGATTAGCAGGTAACTTACTCGAGTACTTGGATGTGGATGATAAAGTACAGCAGTTAAAAACAGCTGAAAGTTTGATGGAACATGTAGAAGAATTGCATAAAAAGAAAGATGTACTGCAGCAACTACAAACTCAACAACAGATAGCATTTGAAAAATTCCGTGTAGCGTTTGTTGAGGATGAGAGACTCTCAAAAGTGCCGGTTCTTATACAAATACTTGAAGAAACAGAAAAAGACCAGCAGCGTCTGCAAACACTACTGGACTTACAAAAAAGATACGAGTCACTGTCCACCGCCAAGAAGACATTGACTGAAACATTAAAACAATTTGATGGATTAGTAGAAGTAAGTAACTTGTTACAAGATTCTACTAAATCCGAAGAAATATATTCTTTGCTTTCTATCTTATCACAAAACTATAAGAAGTATAGTCAAGTATTACAAGAAGATCAATTACAGGTCGAGAGGTTGACTGTAATTGAAAACATTAATGTAGCTGTGATTGAAGAGGAAGTAAAGAAAACGGATGAGTTAAAGAAACTCTATGTACAACATAGCGTGGTTAAACAAGGCTACGAAAAAACAAGTAAGGATGTAGAAAGGTTATCTGTACCTGGTAATGCGTCAGATCAACTACAAGAATGCGAAACAAGTATTACACAACTAAGTCAAATAAGTGTGCTCTTACAAAAATACCAGAATATACACAACTATTATATGAGATGGACAAGTCGTGCGGAACATTTAAATGTTCCGAAAGAAGTGGTAATACAGATTGCTAATACTGAGAATAATGTCACTCATTTAGCTGAATTAAAAGAGTTTTTACGAAACTATATGATCTGGCATCAAAGAGTACGTCATAGTACAAGCACATTGGAACTATATGAAAAGCACATTGAAAATTACACAAAGGAATTGGAAGAGACATGGAACGAGGCTGGTGGAGTTTGTCCGCTATGCGAATCGCCGATGTCTTTTGAACATTCTCATTGAGGGGTGATTAGTGGTGATTGATACGGAAAAAATGAGCGAGTTTTTACAAACAGCTGAGAGGCTGAATAATTCATTAATGGAAATTAATGAGGTTATTGAAGCTTTTGACGATACATCTAATGTTTTAAAAGTCTCACTATTTCATAAAAAATTTAATGAGAATTTATTAGTGAGTGAATCAGAAAGTATAGGAGAAAAGAGTATTGATTTTGCTATCCGACCAACTGTGTTGGCCTGTTTAAGAGATCAAAAGAAGTTTCTTGAATCAGAGCTACAAAATTTACTATCAAAACAACTTGAAGGGGGAAATGAGTAATGGAATTAAAACAACGTATTGAAATTGCAAAAGCAAATTTAAAGAAAGCAGAAACAGCAAAAATCCAAGCAGAGGCGGAAAAGTCTTCAGCTGAAAAGCAATTAACGGAAATCGCTGAACAAATGGCGCGGTACGGGGTAACGCCTGAAACGATCCAGGAAGAAATCAATAAGCTTGATACATCAGTTAAAGAAAACCTGGAGCATGTAGAACGACTCATCCCGCAGGTATAAGGAGGCTACTTTTATGTACGAGCTTCTAAAAGCAAGAGCGGATATCCGTCAGGCAAGCGATAAATTGAAAATGAAAATCGGTCAACGTGATTTATTAGTTAAGCAACAAAAAAGCGCAGAAGTAAGAAAAGCAAAAGCTGAGGAGCAACTTGGGGAGTTTGATTTAGTACAAATTCTTCTTCAAAAGACAAGTGATTATGCAAGGCAGCAAGCAAAACGTCGTATAGAAGAAATTGTTACGTCAGCTCTTACAGTTGTATTCGATAAAGACTACAGATTCGAAATTGAAATTGCCGTAAAAGGTAATCAACCGGTAGCAGAGTATTGGCTACAGTCTGAGGATGTACGGACACAATTAAAGCCGCCTGATTATGATCGCGGTGGTGGTGTAGCAGACGTAGTTAGTTTAGCGCTCAGATTGGCTGTTGGAGAAATTAGTGGTGTAAGAGGACCGTTATTCTTAGATGAGGTTGGAAAGCACGTGAGTCAAGAATACGCACCAAATGTGGCGTATTTCTTGAAGGAGTATAGTACGAAATTTAAACGTCAAATCATTTTAATTACGCACAGTACTCATTTAGCTGAGATAGGTGACGTAGCACTTGGTGTGACTCAAAAACAAGGAAAAAGCATAGTAACTGCTTTATAGAAAGGGAGATTTGGATATGTGTATTAAGTGCTTAGTAAAAGAATTAGCTGCAACGGTTGCAGGTGTAGAAGTGACAGAGGAAGTTGTAGGTAAAGCAACTGAAGAACAAGTACGCGAGTTACGTAGAATTCGTAAAGAAACGGAAGCTATTAAGGAAGTTGTAGCTAAGGAATTAAAGACTGAACTTGAACCAATTAAAGAAAAATATAAAAAGAAATTAGAAAATGCAACAAAAGGATTAGAGGAATGGCACGATGCAGTATGGGCTGACATTCATTCTGAATTGGGTGTTAACGGTGAAGATGATTTGACGTTAGATGCTGAGACAGGTGAAATCACAAAACAAGTTATCAAGAAAAAAGAATCAAGTAACCTTCACTGATGCACCACATTGTTGAAGGTGGAATTACTTTAGATACAACGTTACGCGAAGCACGAAAAAGCAGAGGTGAGAGTATGAAGTTTCTATATTTCGGTGATCCACATATACGAGGTACAAACCCTCGTAATCGTAAGGATAACTACAAAGAGGCTTTAATTGCGAAGTTCCGTGAGATTTTCGCACTAGCTAAATACAAAGGTGTGACAGCAATTATACAACCTGGGGATACGTTTGATAGGCCTGAGGTTACGACAAGCGTGTTACTAGAATTCGCAAAGGTATTGAAAGAGAGTCCAGTTCCAATTTATACAACAGCTGGTAATCACGATATTTACGGCTACAATCTTGCAACGTATGAACGAACAAGCCTTAGAGTACTGGAGTTAATCGTCCCGCAGCTTACAGTCATTAATGATCCTGGGCAAGCTCATATGTTTCACCAAGACGGTAATCACGTCCAGTTAACATTTACACCGTACAGTGATCAAATTGATAAAGCTGGTTATGGTTATTCACCAGAAGTTACTGAAGATTATGAGTCAACTAAAATACATGTAGCTCACGGTATGTTACTTGACCATGATCCACCTTTTGATCGGTACACAAAAGTACAAGATGTAAAAACAGATGCGGATTTGGTTTTGTGTGGCCACGATCATACAGGTTTTGGTGTTTACGAGCGTTCGGATGGAAAAGTGTTTGCGAATATCGGAAGTATCACACGTTTATCGGCTTCGGAAGCTGAGATTAATAGACCAATACAAGTTCTTCTTATCGATGTAAAATCACCAGGTGTTTTTGATTTAGAACGGATTCCGCTTCAAAGTGCAAAACCTGGTGAAGAAGTACTTGACCGTAGCCGGATTGAAGCTGAGAAGAAACGAGCGTATGCGATGGAAGAGTTTGCCTCATTAATTCAAACGGAAACAGGGGAAGATGTGCTAGTCGATATTAATACGATTGTTGAGAGTATTGCTGAGACAGAAAGTATTAATCCGGATGTAGTAGAAATAGCGTTAACGAAAATAGCGGAAGCAAAGGAGGGATTACGAACATGATTGTAAACAAACCGCAGTTTGATGAGAATGAACTAGGCGAAGGTACGGCGGTACAGGTCACAAGTGGTAACCCGTTTAGACGCCCTAACTATAGTAATAATAAACATGATTGGAATGCTGTAGTAATAGAGTTTTCACCGTTGATGATAAGTGTAGCTGGTTACAACAAAGAGGAACATGATCGAGTAGAAACGATGAACATAACAATTGACTCAATTGTTAAAGAGCACGTGACGCTTAAAAAGTTAGTAGTAGAACTACCAAAAATTCAATGTGAGGTGGGACCAGAAAATGACTGAATTAAATAATGAAATTCTTAGTTTACAAGAGGAGCATGGGAAAGAAAAGCTACTTGCAGCGGCAACAAAAATTTTAGGTAAGAAAGTACCGACTGACTATGTTCGAGTATTAGATCCACTTGAATTACAAGCATCCTTACAACAAATTGATGCTGCAGTACAGGATGTTCTTGAAAAAGGTAAAGCACGTGAAGAAGCTTATGGGAAAAAAGCAGACCTAATTAAGCAAAAAGTGAAGCTGAAAACTGCAGTAGAGCTAAAAGAAGCAGAGGCATTTATGCAAATTCAAGGTGAGGGACGTAACCAATACGCTTACGTGAATGATCAAAAAGTGGCTCTCACGAATGATACGTTACGTGATGCGTACCGCCTGCATTACAGCAAAGAAGAACGTCAACAACTTACAGACGTAGAGCAAGAGTTAGCGTCCATTGATATCAAAATTTATCAAACAAAAGATGCTTGGGAAACAGCTAAAGAATCAGCGGATCTTGTAAAAGCAAAAGCTTATGTACAAGCGAATCTACTGAAGTTTTTGGCATAGGAGGTTGCTATGGATCCAAAACAAACAGCAATGAGAAATAAACAGCGTGAACGTCAGCAACGTGGGGATGATTTCCAAGCTGAAATCAGAAGAAGCTGGAGAGAAATTCCGAATGTATGGCGTATGAGAATTGCAGATGGTGCAGGTGCAACTCGTCCAGGTGACGAGATTGTAATAACACCTGAAGTAAATATATTAGCTGAAATGAAACGTACAGAGAGTCGTAGATTTTCACTAGATTATATGAGACCGAATCAGATTCTCGGGCTACGGGATTTTGATCAAATTATTGATAGAAATTTAGGTTTAGTGTTTATCAGTTTTCTAAATGATAGCAAAGGGCTTGACGAGGCTTATGCGTTCAGACTTATTACATCTCTTATTCATATGAAAAAACGAAACGTGAACCATATAAAACTTGAAGAATTTCAAAGTCAGACGGTTCCCTGTTTACCACTTCCAAGACTTACATACCATGAACCTTCTTACGATCTATCGGAGGTGCTCACTTGCTACAAATCTTTGTAAAACACAACATCCGAATAAGAGGTGCTAGTACACCTCTTAAGGCGGCAATTACTAAGGCGCTAACATTTGATAATCCAGCGTATTTGAAAGCAAAAAAGCAACGTAGACCTACATGGGGTGTACAAGCAAAACTTGAATTGTTTGTACATGACAGAGGCGATATTGTTACGCCTCGAGGTTTCTTGTCAAAGCTAGAAGAGGTACTGAAAAACTTAGGTTACGACCCAAGTAAAGTTATTACCTCACAGATTTCATATGGCCGAGATGTTAGTTTCGGGGAATGGGATGACGGGTTTGTATTAAAAGAGGACCAGACACCGATGGTTGAAGCACTTATGCAAGAAAACGGAATAGGTGTAGCACCGGCTGGTTCAGGTAAAACCGTAATGGGCATGCGCTACATTTACGAAAAGGGTAAAGCAGCATTATGGCTTACGCATACAAAAGACTTAATGTATCAATCCGCAAAGCGAGCTAAGGATACAATGCCTGGTATCGGTCGTATCGGCTTTTTCGGTGACGGTGTACATGACTGGGGAGACGGTAAACTAATCGTTGCTACAGTACAAACCTTGCAGCGAAATCCACAAATAATCGATGCACTAAATGATTTTATCGGGACGGTAGTAGTGGATGAAGCCCATCACTTTCCAGCAATACAATTCATTGAAACGGCTGGGAAGTTAACGGCTGAAAATGTGATCGGTCTCACCGCAACACCTTCCCGAAAAGATGGATTAGAAATCTATATGTACAACGGTGTAGGTCCAAAAGTGTATGAGATTAGCAGAGATGGAATGTATGAAGCTGGGAGACTGGTAAAACCGACAGTGAAATTCGTATATACCGAGTTCAATTACGAGACGGCAAGTAACCGTAACGAGATTGATAGTGTGGATGCTGGTGGAGAAGATCTTGATTACACAGATCTAATAAGGCACCTCATTTCTGATAAAAAGCGTGCGAAGTTAGTTGCTGAGAATATTGTTGAGTCTGCAAGTTTAGGGCCATCCATTGTTATAACAGAATCAGTTCGCTACTGTTTCGTACTTGAAGAACTCGTAAAACGAATGGCAAAAGCAAGATTCGGTATCGATGTTAGAACAGCTGTAGTACACGGAGGTATTAGTCGCTACACCTGGAGAAAAGCAAAAAATGAAAAATATGCACAGCAGCTTATCGATACTGGTCATGCGGTAGATAAAAAGCAGGGTAAGTACGGTTGGCAGGTAAAGGTTGCTCAGTATTCAGAAAAAGAAATTCGCCAATGGCAAGTGACAAAGCAGCAACGTAAAGACATTTTGGAAGCTTGCGACCGAAAAGAAGTAGATATTTTATTTGCTACTCAGTTAGCGCGTGAAGGACTGGACATGCAGCATTTAGCAGTTGGTCACATGGTAATGCCGAAACGTGGTGATTCACGGGAGAGCAATAGCGGCTCATCGGTAGAGCAGGAAATTGGACGTATTATGCGTCCTGATCGAAACAATCCGGATAAAGAAGCATACTGGTTCGATTACGTTGACTACAATGTTGGAGTATTTAAGGACCAATATCACAGCCGTAGGAAAGTATACAGCAGAATCGGGTTAACGGTACCAAGAAAGCCGAAAACAGAACGCGATACAGTGGCTAACTTCTTAAATGACATGCCTTGGTGAAAGGGGGGATAACGATGGAAAAGTACGAATATGTGGGTGCACTTTATGAAATCACAGAACTAATTGCTTCAGCGAAAGAGGTGAAGTAAGTGGGTTTGAAAGAAACAGGTCAAAAAATCGTTAAAAAAGTGATAAGGGTATTTGCAAGAGGATCCGGTAAAAGTTTATCTCTTCAACGAGGAATCCCGATAATGGTTGAGGTTCCGGAATACGATTCGAAAGATTACGAGATTTCGTATAACAGAAAAGTAACCTATCGAAAAAAGAAAAGCCAAGCAAAACGAAAAGCATGGAAAAAACATGGCCTACAGGGGCGCGGGAGGAAAAAATAATGACACAAGAAACAAATCAAAATGAAGTAGTGGTACAAAATAACGCGGTGGCGAAAAGAAACGATGGCAGCAATTATATTTCAGCAATTTTAGAAGAAACAAAGCAGGGATTCGTTGAAGCGAATAACGGTCTTGATATGGATTTCGTCCGTATGGGCGAGTGGTTAACGGTTAACAAGAAAGGGAATTTCGTAGAAAAAGATGATGAAAATGTAATGTACGGCGACAATATTGATGTAGTTATTGGATACGGTGAGCAACGTTGGTCTGTATGGGGGAAACAAGATTCTCCTGAAGATGGTCAGTTGATCGTGGCGGAAAAAACAAAAGAAGATGTGGAAGTTGTATTCAATCAATGGTTAGCTGAAAACCCACAAGCTGAGGAACGCTATGAATTAGATGATATTCAGCTTCGTTATATGGCATCAGTGGTACCAGTATCAACGTTAAGCCCAGACGACTTCCCTCGTATCTACTTAATGAGCTTTAGCCCAACAGACACAATTATTTACGGTCGTTTTGCGATGAATGTGTATACAGGGAAATATAAAGCGCTAGGTGTTCCGTCTAAATTAGGTGTCAATAAAATTGTTACACGCTTAGTAACAACAGAACGTAAAAGTCGTACAAACGCTAGTAACCAATGGATCGGTATCGACTTCCAGCCTGTAGGTGTATTTAAACCAGAAGATTACGGAATTAACGTAGAAGAAACAGAACAAGCAGAAAAAGCTTCAGAATAATTAAGGAGGGCGTCTACAAATGGCAAAAAAGAAAGACAAAACAAGTGAGTATCAATATGTAGACGCATGGTACAGCAATCAGAACGGTAGAAGCATTCCGTGGAAACGAATCCCTTCCTCTGAAGTGAAGCAATTCCAAACGGGAGAGGCATTCAATTTCAATTGCTTTGCTACAGTTCAACGATTTGCGAACGACACAAAAGTAAAGGGGGAGGCATTTATTGCTCCCCTATATTTTGACCTTGACCATGCGGAAGACCCATCAGTCAGCCAAAAGGATGCAATTAAGCTGGTGGAATTTTTTACGAAAGAAATGGACATTCGTGAATCGGATATGTGGATTTACTTTTCTGGATCAAAAGGATTCCACATCTTAATAAGCTCCGATGCGCTCGGTATTGAACCGAGAAACGACCTTCATAAAATCTTCAAACATATGGCTGGGTACTTAGTACATAGGCTGGGACTCACGTCACTAGACCTTGTGGTGTATACAGAAAAGCGGATGATTCGTTTACCGAACAGTATGCATCAAAAAACAAACCTATTTAAAACAGAAATTAGTGTAAATGAGTTAAACAAATTAACACTGGAAGAAATTAAAGATTTAGCGAAATCACCAAGACATGCTGACGATCTACCTTATACGGCAGAAGAACGTAAAAAGGCAATGAAATACAGACCTCGTACAGGGTATTTACTAATAAATAAGACAGAAGAATATGAACAAGCTGCAGCAACGAGTGCTCGTAAGTATGCGAAAGAAGAATTCCAGTTTAAGAAAGATAAACCACCGGCATGTGTAGTTGATATTTTAAATGGTGGATGGAAAAAAGACGGTGACCGAAACCAGGCAACAGTACAGCTTGCATGTTACTTCAAAGACGCTGGCTACACGAGAGAAGAAACAATGAAAGAGCTGGAAGACTGGGTGCTTAAATTTACATCTGAGGATAACGAGTATGGTAAGCAACAGCGTGTTGCGAATACGAGAAGTGTTATCGATGCGGTATACAGCGGTGATAATACATACAAATTTGGTTGCGCTTTTATTCGTTCACTACATGGCGAAAAGAAACCGGGAAGCAAAGATTATGAACGTGTAGCGTGTGCTGGTGATATGTGTCACTGCATTAAAAAGAATGCTGAGGAAGAAGAGAATGCAAAGTTACTTCATCTAGCAGAGACAGGTAATGCGGATCTTACTGGAAAGCTTGTAAAAACACGTGTCATGGTTGCAGGGAAAAAGCATACACCTTATATCATTCCGAAAAACATTGAGTACCATTGCTGGGGCAGAGAAAGTTGTAAAAAGGTACATTGCCCTCTATACGACATCCATACACACACAGGATATAAAGACCTGGGCGTAAGTGATCGGGAAGTTATTCAAATGACAGGTGTAGGTGACGATAATATAAAAGGCATTTTACGAGAAATATCAGGCATTCCAAATTGTCCGAAATACAATACCGATATTTTAGAAAACATGAACGTTGAAGAGTTGCTTGTAATCCCGATGGCTGAAGAAGATGACGAAAAGCAAGAGCAGCATAAAGGGAATTATGTACTACGAAAAGTGTACGCCGTAAATGGACTAAACGTAAGTGAGAATAAGTACTACGAATTAACAGGTTATGTATACCCACATCCAAAGAATCAGGAGTCAACACTACTTGTAAAGAGTGCGGTACCGCTTCAGGATGTGGTTGAAAGTTTTGAGCTAAATGAACAAGTGAAAGAAGATTTAGCAACATTTCAGCCGGCAGATTATACAGCAGAATCAATTGAACAGAAACTAGGAGCAATTTGTAACGATTTAACGTACAACGTAACACACATCGTAGAACGTGATGAGACATTACTTGCAGTATTGCTAACACTTCATAGTGTTTTACGTTTTAAAGTACCGTGGGATTTAAATCCGTTACGTGGTTGGGTGGAATTGAAAATCGTTGGTGATACAGGTACTGGTAAGTCCGCGCTCATTGAAAAAGTAATGAAATATGCAGGACTTGGAACACGAGTGAATGCGGAAAGTACTTCTCGTACAGGTCTAACGTACAAAATGGAACAGTCAGGTGCTCAAGGTGCATGGTACATCGTTTGGGGGGCATGGCCGTTAGCGGACAAAGAAATGATTTGGATCGATGAAGATACAGGTATTACGAAAGATGATTATGGTGAAATGACGCTTGCTCGTTCTGACGGGAAGCTGGAAGTAAAACGAGCTGTAACAGCTGAAACACCTTGTAGAGTACGTGCCATCATGTCAGGGAACGTACCGAAAGGGAAACGACTTGCTGATTACTCTCAAGGCGCAGAAAGTTTAAAAGATATTTTCAATAACGAGGATATACGTCGTTTTGACTTTGCAGTTTTTATGAGAGCGAGTGATGTGGATCCTGAGTTGTACAACCAAACGCTTGCTACGTATCCATCGATTATACAGAAGGATACTTTGAAAAATAACATCTTATATGCTTGGTCACGTAAGCCGGAGGACGTGCTATTTACAGACGGTACGATTGATAAAGTACTGGAGGTTGCGACAGACCTTGCGAAAGTATATGGAAATGCGAATGACATACCACTTGTTTCTCCTTCAGATCAGCGGAATAAAGTAGCAAGATTAGCAGTTGCACTTGCAGCTCTTACGCATTCAGTTGATGAATCAGGCGAAAGAATTCAAGTTTGGCCGGGACACGTTGAGTTTATTGGGGAGTATTTAAAAGCTTTATACAATGCTCCAGGTTGCGGCTTAAATTACTATGCTCGTTTAGCAATAAAAGAAGAAGAGATGACAGAAGAAAGATACCAGAAGTTTACGGCAGATCTTAAGAAAATCGATACATTAACAGGCGAAATGAAATTCTATGAGTTTATCAAACTGTTCGCTCAGCAGAAGTATTTACGACTTGGTGATGTTGAGGCGATGCTTTCTATCGATAAAGAAGAAGCGAAAGCAATCGTAAATCAATTAGCGAAAATGAGGATGATTCTTTTAACAAGCGGTGGTTATCGAAAAACACCACGCTTTAATGCCTACATTGCGTATTGCATGAAGAAAGGACTCTTTGATCATATACAGGATGAGTACTACTAATTATATGGACAAGCACTACAAATATGACTGGAAGTGAAAATATGAAACTCGGAAGTTTATTTGGAAGACCTAAAACATTAGCAAGTAGTAAAAAACAGGTACCGGTAAAAGAATCAAAACTAGCGGTTGAAATGGAAAAAAAGAAAAAGCCGGGACAATTCGATATTGTTTGGCCAAAAGTGGAACCGCAGCAAGTGAAAGATTATAAAGCGATTCTTACAGTCTCAGAGTTAAAGAAATACTTAGAACGTTGTATACAAACAGGTAAAGTAGGATTCGACTGGGAGACTGCAGCAAGTAAAGAAATTAGAGTGCATTATAAAAAGGCGTTTGAAGATATAGAAGAAGCACGTACTACAGGGATTATCGATGATAAAGAAGCGGAAAGCCGAAGTGAGAGCTTAGAAAAAGCGTATTTAAAAACACCATTGGATCCGTGGAAAGGTGAAATTTGTACAGTATCGCTGTCAGCGGCGGTACACGAGTCAAGAGTTGTTCCAATCTCACATAAAGTTGGCCAAGTATTTGAACCAAGTATGGATAGAGATGAAGCTAGGAAATTGGTCCTAGATTTGCTTGATGAATACCTATTTAAAAATGAAAAGGTATTAAAGATTGCGGTCAATTTGTCTTTTGAAACGAAATATGCAGCGAAGTACGGTAAATACATTTTAGGAAAAGTAGCAGATCCATTGATTATGTGGGTACGGTGTTTACAAATCGCAGCACCTCAAAAGATTAATAACCCGAAAAAACCTACAAGCGGATGGGGGTTAAAGCCCGCTACGAAAGAGATTTTTGGTGTAACAATGAACGACTTTTCAGCCCTTTTAAAGAAATACAAGGTGGATTTCTTTGATGAAATTGATGCCAGTAAAGGTGAAGGACTACTTTACTCAGCTGAAGATGCGGATTACGCACTGCAGCATTATGAATATTGGTCTCAAATCGCTTCGCAAATTCCGCAATATGAGGAATGGCTCCACAAGATTGAAATGCCGTTCACACGTGTTATCGGTCTTATGGAGTATTGGGGAATGAATTGGGATCCAAACCTTGCAACGCAAAAGAAACAAGAGGCTGAAATTATGCAGGAACAAGCTGCTGAACGTATTAAACAAGTCGCGAAAGAAACGTTCAATGTTGATATAAATACCGGTAAATCAGGTAAAACGAACGAAGTGAAAAGCTTAATGTTTGATTACTTAAAAATACCGGTGGCTAAGTACGGAAAAACAGGTGCGAGTCTTGATCAAGAGGCACTTATCGATATGGCATTTATGCTTGAGAATAAGCTAAACGATATCGATGAGGAAAAGTACCTCAGTATTCCATTGCCTGAAAATTGGGAAATTATCGATCCTGACAAGGACCCTACCTTAGATAAGTTAGAGCGTGGAGCAATTCGTATCGCAAAACGCGAACCACATCCTTATAAGGAACAAGCGTTAGAGGTTATCGATCAGCTGAAGAAAATCCAAAAATACACGACATTACTTTCTTCGCACATCGTAGGACGTGAAAAGTACTTGAACTTTATGAGTGGACGGATCCATGCCGGGTATAGTCCATTTACAGAAACAGGACGCTTAAATAGCTTTAATCCGAACGGACAAAACGTACCGAGACCAGATAATGATGAGTTTAAGATTAGAAACTTCTTTGTACCTAAACCAGGAAAGATATTATTCTTCATTGACTTCTCAGGGTTCGAGCTTCGCTTAATGGCATGGAAATCAGGTGACGAGGTCATGACGGAGCTATTTAATACAGGCGGGGATATGCACCGTAGAACAGCGTCTGTAATGACTGGAAAACCTGAAGATGAAATTGTAAAGAAAGAACGTACGGATGCAAAGGCAGGAAACTTCGGAATCTCTTATGGCGGTACGGAACACGCTTTACAGTTCACATTTAAAACAAAGTACATGATTCGTAAAACATTAGATGAATGTGCGCAGATTGTAAATGCTGTTAAAACAGCGTACAAACGCATACCAGAGTATCAGCGCAAGATTGTTTTAGAAGCACGGGAGCAAGGTTATGTGCAAACGATTTATGGATATATGAGATTGCTACCGGGCATTAACAGCGCGAATAGAAGAGATCGTGGCTCAGCTGAAAGACAAGCAGCGAATACGCCAGTGCAAGGTAGTGCCGCTGACATTATGAAGAAAGTACAAAATGAAATTTATGAATCTATTGGTAAACAAGAAGGGGTACTTGCTCATGGTAGTGCCGATATGATTGCACAAATTCACGATGAAATTATTTTTGAAATAGATGATGATCCGGAGATTGTAGTGGCAGCAGAAAAACAAATTAAACAAGTTATGGAGCAACCTCCAGTACCAGGATTTCCAGTTCCGATTGAAGCAGAAGGAAGTGTAGGGTATCGATGGGGCGAGAAAATGAGTGTTGAGTCCTGGCTTAAACAAAGGGAGGAATAGCATGTGGGAAGAGGAGAGGGACCGCGTAAATCGTTATTTACAAAGCGTCATGCAACAGCATTACCACGTGTAAAACCAGCAAGAATTGTGGGAAGTATTGCCGGAGAACCATACAACATGGTTTGGGTAGTAAGTTCATTAAGAAAAGATAAAAAGACTGGTGTGTTAGACCCAGTACCACAAGATCCATACGCAGAATTGTTATTTAGCAGTTGCTTTAAAAAATGGAGGGAAGACGATGAACGCCTTGAACCGTCAACAACGCCGGGCGAGTGAACGTGAGAGAAAGAGAACAAGGGAGCGGCAAAGTTTTCACAGGGGTGAAGTGCAGCAAGTATCCCTTTTATCGTATAAAGATGGTCGAACATTAGCTTTACGTGCAGTAAAAGAGGTCTTAGGTTTGGGGCCAGTACGTTTAGAGCGTGTACAGAAGCGATTGGAAGAACTAGAAAACGAGAATTTTAATGAACTATTTTTAGAGCATTTAAGAAAATAAGAAGCTGTAGGAAGGATGTGCGATTGTGGGTGGTAGACAGCAAGGGAAGGGGTACGAAAATCGGAAAAGTGATCGGAAACTAGAAAAATTAAAACGTGAAATGGTTAGGCAAAAAAGGAAAGTAGCAAAAGGTGAGCCACGAAAGGCGGTAGTGTACTTGGACAATTCGGAGCAACAATTAAAAGATGTGATGCAAGAGAATCGTGATTTGCAGTTAGAAGTTGACTTATACAAATCACAAGTGAAAGTGAAAGATAATTACGCAAAGCGTGTATTGAAAGAAAATAATGAATTACGTGAGAAGAATAAAGGTTTACGAAAGAAATTCCTTGCATTAGTAGTTTCCTATATGATTGCAGCGACAATCGTAAGTTTAGTAGTACTAGGATGAGTATCTTGTATGCTGTGAAATTTGTTGTGGGTAACAAAGCATATGTAGATTTAGTCACCGCAGATAACAAAATACAAGCGATGAAAATTATAAGAGAAGAACGACCGAGCTGTTATATCGATTGGGTAAAGGAGGAGTTATAGTGCGTCAATTAAACAATAATAAGGTTTTTAAAGATGATAATGAGTTCTGGAAAGAAGTGTACTACTACATGGAAGAGCACAATTGTTATAAGGATGAGGCTGTAAAAGCAGTAGAAGAGCAATTCAATAATAAAAAACAGAAAAGAATAGAAATTATTGAAGCTGTAAAAGAAAAGTTGATTTGTGCAGGGATACCTGAAAAGGATTCTTTAAAATTCGCAGAAACTGCACCTTTTGTTAATTCCTTAACTGGTGCCAGTGTAGAAAGAATGGTGAGAAGTTTCATAGATTTGTTTAAAAAAGGGGAGCGTGCAAAACAATGAACATCATTCATTTATTCCATCTTCAAAAAGAACTTGATAACAAGATTGTGGAAAAACGTGGTTTACAAAACGTGCCCTTGTTTCAAGAAAAGAAATTATCATTTCGTGACGAGTTAAGTGAGTTACTTCATGTGTGGCGCGGTCATAAGTTTTGGAGTGAAAATAACAAGCCGATTACAAAAGGTGTACGTAACAAGGGTCAAATGATGGAAGAAGATAAGGAGTACTACAATCCGTTATTAGACGAGTTTGTTGATGCACTTCACTTTGCTTTATCGATTGGATTAGAACGTGAATGGAATAAATATATCGATGCCTTTGTAGTACGTAATAGCAAAGGGAATACAAAAACAGAAATTATCGATGTGTTTAACGATTTATATGAGAACAAATTATGGACTGCAGCACACTATATGACCTTGATGAATGACTTGGCGTACTTAGGTGCAGCGCTTGGATTTTCGGCTATTGAAATTTACAACGCATATATCGAAAAAAATAAAATCAATCATGATCGTCAGGCATCCGGTTACTAAAAGGAGGCGGAACGGTGGGGAAAGTTATTCTTTGGACAAAAGAAGAAATAGCGTATCTGGAGGATTCATGGGGGACGTACAGCATTAAAAGTATTGCGAAGAAGTTAGATCGAACTGTAAATGCCATAAAACTAAAAGCAAATCGTATAGGGTTAAGTGATCCACGGTTACATTTCAATGGGCTTACAGTGCTCCAATTAGCAGATGTATTACAAGTAAGTTATAAAACAATTGAATCGTGGTATAAAAGGTTCGCATTTCCTATAAGGCTAAAGTTGTTTGTAAAAACACAAAAAGTAAAAGTTGTTTACTATAAGGATTTCTGGGACTGGTTAAAACGACATAAGCAGGTAGTTGATTTTTCAAAGGTTGAATATGGGATTTTAGGACCTGAGCCAGAATGGATGAAAGAGAAACGTGATGCGGATGCGTATAGAAGGAAAAAAGAAAGGGAGCCTTGGACCAAACAAGATGAATTATTACTAAAAAGTATGGTCAAAGCGAATTGTTATACGTATTTGTATATCGCGAAACGTCTCCAGCGAACAGAAAGTGCAATAAAGAAAAAACTGGAGGAGCTTGGGATCTTCGAGAGACCTGTAGAAAGCCAAGCATCTTATACAGAAAATGAAATACAAATTAGTTTAGACCTATTTGAAAAAGGTTACACGGTAGATGCAATTGCAGAAGGGTTTGGGAAAAGTGCATTAACACTTGTTGGTTACTTAGAAAGTAAGGGGTATCGATTTAAAGCGAAAATGGTGATAAAGCCTGAGAATCCTGTGTTTTAGATTTTAAATAAAAAAGGCTAGGATTTCTCCTAGCAAAAGAGTTATGTCGTACAGAAAGGTAATTGTGTGCAAACCAAGTGTTTGCAAATTCATTATATAACGTTTCTGGGGTGGACAGGCCAAGTCGTAGCAATCTTTACGTAAATTTTACATGGTATTGAAGATTTTGATGAAAATCAAATTTGAATTTTATAAGAAATGGGGGAATCTAGTGGGAAAGAAAATTCAGAAACACTGTCTATCAATATTAATTGCAATAGGTGTTATATTAGCAGGTTTTTCGGCTTATACAGGAGATTGGATTAGTTTCATAAGTTTTATAACAACAACTATTTTCATTTCAGTAAGCATGAGAGCTTCTATATATGAAAATATCACAAAGAATATGGCAGCAATACTTATTGTAGTATCAGTCATCAAAATAATAGAAATCGCTTATTACTTTTGGATTCATGATTATAAATCAGTTACATGGAATTTAGGGTTAATAGGCTTCTGTATTTACGATATGGAACAGTACTTTATTGAAGAAGAAAACTAAACAAAAGCGTTATTTTGTAAAAAATACAGTATAGCGAGGTAGGGTAAATGGAAGAAAAGATTGATTTAATCAAAGAAAAACTCTCTAATGGAAAATCTCGTTTTGAGAATGGTAAGACCGTGGTAGAGGTTGGTTTATCTGATTTAAATGAATTACTAAGCCTAGCTTATGACATAAATAATTATCGTTTAAATGCATTGTGGAATTTAGAGCAAACATCAAAGGCATGTAAAGAGTATGAAATGCGTAACGAAAAATACGAAGAGTCGTTAAAGCTGATAAAAGGAGTAACAAATGGAGTGGATAATGCCATTGTCAAAGATGTGAATCGAATAGCAAAAGAATCATTATTATAACCAAAAATGTTATTTGGATAGAAAGGGGAGGACAGGAATGGAGCTAAATAAAGTTTATCCGGGACATTGTTTAGACGTACTAAAAACTTTTCCGGATAATTTTGTGAGTACCGTGGTCACGAGTCCTCCATATTGGGGATTACGTGATTACGGGGTAGATGGCCAGATTGGATTAGAGGCAACGGTAGAAGAGTATGTATCGAATCTTGTATCTGTATTTAGAGAGGTAAAGCGTGTATTAAAGGATGACGGGACACTTTGGTTAAATCTTGGTGATGTATACGCTGGAAGTGGACGTGGAAGAAATGCAGATGGGAAAGGAAATCCAGGTAACAATCATTTTCAAAGTGTTGGTCAAGTTACTGGAATTGTTTCAATCACAAAATCAGTAGATGGATTAAAACCAAAAGATCTGATTGGTTTACCTTGGCGGGTAGCTTTCGCATTACAGCAAGATGGTTGGTATTTAAGACAAGATATCGTTTGGAACAAGCCAAACGCAATGCCAGAGAGTGTAAGGGATAGACCTACCAAGTCACATGAATATATTTTCTTGTTAAGTAAGTCACCTAAATACTATTACGATCACGAAAGTATTAAAGAGCCAGCGGTTTACGGCCAACAAGATGTTAGAGGTTCGGAAGGTGCATTTGGTCCACCGCAAAGAGCAAAAAGGACAAGCAAAGAAAAAGGTTCTTTTAACGGAAAATATGGTCATGAAGCATTTAGAGCAATTCGAGATAAAAGAAATAAAAGATCGGTATGGACAGTAGCAACAAAACCATTAAAAGAAGCACACTTTGCTACATTTCCGGAAGCATTAATTGAACCGTGTATATTAGCTGGGGCGCCAGCTGAAGGAATTGTTATGGATCCATTCTTCGGTTCAGGAACAGTTGGTCGTGTCGCTGCAAAGCATAATAGAAATTTTATTGGTATTGAATTGAATCCTGGTTATATAGAGATATCTGATAGATTACTAAGCAATGTTCAGTTGGAATTAATAAATCATTTTTAAACAAAATAGTTATTTGAATTAAAAAGAGCACCATTAGAGAGTGTGGTGCTCTTAGACCAAGAACTATAACGTAGATTAAAGAAAGAATGCTGTATACCAAAGAGACAGTAATGTAAGCCATCCAATTGTCAGCGCTATGTATTTTAAAATTTTCATGATTACTCCTTTTAGGTATAGAGTGCACCAAGCTAGAGGATGTTATTAATTTTTAAACAAAATTCTTATTTTGGAGGGGAACGGAATGGAAATTAAAAGTTTTTTCGAGGATTATGATGGGGAAATTGTCCTTAGTGATGTAAGAAATTTCAAAGATGCAGATGACTTTGTTAAACAGGCTGAAATATATGTAGCAGAAACTAGAGGTTTTCGGATTCCGATACTTCAACCTACTGTAACGGATATTCTCGTGGGTGAAGAAGAATGGAAACCAGACGATGATCCTGATTTTGAAGGTAAGAAAATTACAGTTTATTGCTCTGTAATCGATCAGGGAAATAGTGAAGAAACTCAAGGAGAACCTGATAAGTGGTGTGAAAATAGGATTGAAGCCTATAAACGTTATGTAGACCAAGATATGAAAGATATTGACGATTATGAAAGAGATATAGAATATCACCAGAATAAAATCAAAAGAATACAGAGAAATATTGAATCTAAGACATATCAACAGACCATAAAGTTATCTCAATTATTTGAGCAAGGTTGGATATTGAACAATGGCGTGTGGGAAGAGAAGTAAACTGGTTAATTTGAAATTTAATAAAATCTTTATTTGATAGGAGGAGACAAAATGGGCTGGGAAAAAGTAATTGAGCAAAAGGAAATGACAACAATCGAAAAACTACACCTGATATGTGACGCTAGTTTAGTACAAGGGAAGTGCATAGTAGTTGAAGCGAACAGTTTCGCTTGGATGATTCGGACTATTAAGGAACTTAGTAAGGAGGAAAACAAGTGATTTATGAAGTTATAGATTATTGTTCTAAGTGTGAAGAAAAATTAGAAAACTGTGAGTGCGAATGCAGGAAGTGTGATGAGTGGTTGCACGATTGTAAATGTGAAGAAACCAAATAAAATCGTTATTTAATTTCAAATCGAATAATATATGTAAAAATCCTAAGTGCAAAACTCCAAGAGCACTTAGGAAAACATTACTTCTAGCAAATTGTACATTACATCATATGCTTGTTTGATTAAAAGGTGAAAAGTTTCTAACAAAAACGCTATTTTGTACTGAGTAAATGTTGATGTTTATTAAAATGATAAAGCAGCTAGCTCAATGAACTAACTGCTTTATCGTCCAACAAGAACAATACCCACAATACATTGTAACTTAAGGTTACAACTATAGTATGAGTAGAAGTGAAAATGTTATGCGAGAAAGTGAAATAAAAACTTCATTTTATACAATAAAACAGCTAGCGTGATTAGCTAGCTGTCCTGGTAAGAAAAGAAAACGGTGCTTATTAAATGTTGCTTTTGTAATTGCGAGTTACAGCTATAGTATGAACAGAGTTGAAAATGTTATGCAAAAATAAACTAATAAAAATTTCATTTTGTATGTATTTGAAATACGAATAGAGCACTTAATAAAGTGCTCTCGTGACGAGATTATCCGTTTGTGAAAACTAGCTTATTTTATATAGAAAGGAACACAAAATATTATATGCGTGTACAGTCTATTGTGTGCATTTTTAAAAATAAAGAGCAGCTAGCAAAAGCTAACTGCTTCATGCAAAAAAGAGCGGAGAAGTACTGGACAGTTAAATGAGTTTTGGCTTATCGCCTATCAACAGTATGCGTTTTAATATCAAGAAATATGCAGACGTTTCACAATAAAAAAGAACGCTCTTGAACAGCGTTCTTTCCCGGAGTGAATAGTCAAATAAGCTAATAAAGAAAGGTGTATCAAAAATACTCTATATAAATTATTCATCTTCACATAAAAGGTGGTTAGTTTAAAAGGACAGCTAGCGAAAACTAACTGTCCAGCCCTTAAAGAAAGGGAGGAATTAATGGGTATATAAAAATTCCTCCATCCATAGTATTGACGGAATATCGAATTTTATTCAGGGGGAGAGACACATGAGCCTAAAGAAAAAGCTTGGAAACATTATTTGGCACATAGAAAATAATCGCAAAATTATAGGTGATACAAAGGTGCTAGATCAAGTGCTTGAGAGTTTGAAAGGGATAGAAAGCGAATTGCCAAAAGATATGAAAGAGGCTGGTAACTTCATTTCTACAGGTTTTATGAACGGTATTAGTGCACAGGCAAGTGTCCCAGTAACTGTACACGAATCACTTAGACGTACAAGATACGGAACATATAACGGCCACAACCAATGGGATTTAGCGAAGGACTTTTTCCGAATGTCAAACGATGCATTCTTTAAAATTTATGGTTTTAATTTCGTTCCAAAAGGTCGATTGTTTGATGATGCAAAAAGCTTTGTGGCGAATCAAGAAAGCGTATTTAGAGGGGGCGCAAGATGAATAAAACAGAAGCAAATAAACATTTCCCACTATGGAAAGTCGAATTAGGTGAGTATGTGTATGGAAGAGACTCAGGTGCTCCTTGGTCAGATCCGGAGAATGACATTCGAAAAAGCGGAACCGTAAAGTATTATTCAAAAGCAGATGTTGATAGTGAATGGAAGCTGGAGTATTCAGAGGGAATAGGGAAATTTGATTATGCTTTACACAAAACAGCAATCACATTAGCCGAATTACAAATACATTATGGAATGGAACCAAAAGAAAATACGTCGATGTTTGAGTATAAAGATAAGATGTTTGTTTTTGAGCATTGGTGCGATGATCAAAAATGTGTATGCGGTACGGCTATTGATGAGTTTTATAACGATTATGAAGAGGATAATACTGTAAAAGCAGACATTATAAAATCTACAGTGTTCTTCTACGATAAAGATTGTCTAGTTATGAAGAACGGAAAGTTCTACCTTAATGGCAAAATGGTAGGCACGAAAGAAGAAATAAAGGAAAAACACGGTATTGAGTATTACCAAGCAGAGATGATGTATCCAGAGGATATAAGGAAGAAATTCTGCGAGTTATTTCCTGAAGCTACCTCGTATTACTCTTGGTCAGCCACGGGATATTTGAATAGGTTAGATAGAAATTAAAAGAGCAGTTAACATAATTAACTGCTCAATCAGAGAGAAATACAGTCATAGATGAAAATCTTGTTGTACAAATAGTGTCTCCATATTTTTATGTTTTATTCGAAAGAGGAGGGGCAAAGTCATGAAACCCGTAAAAGCGAAATGTGAAGCATGTGAGCACGTGTTTCGTGTCCAGATGCTCACAGCGCGACTACCTAACCGTGTGGACAAGCACTACTTCATTTGTCCAAGCTGTAAAAGAGAGTTTATAAGTTATTATTCGAACCGTGAAATGAGACAGCTGCAGAAAGAAATTTCGAAATTATACAAAGGTTTCCGTAAATGTTATACGAAGGAACAGGCAAAGGTGATCCAAGCAAAAATCGATAAAAAAGATTTAGAGTTTAAGTGGCTACGTGATAAATTGCGGACAGATGTTGAAACGAATTTACCAAATTAAAGGGGGATAAAGTTATATGACTATACCTAAACAATTAATGATTGGTAGCGTTCCGTATGATGTGGAAGTCGTAAAAGGATGGCTTGAAGAAAGAGAAAACGGAGAAGTAAGAATTGCAGAAGTAACGTATCACGAACAACAAATCAAGATTTCGGACAATGTAGCGAAGCATGAAGGGCAAATGAAAAACGTACTTCATGAGGCGATTCACGCAATGCTTTATGAATACGGATTTGATCGTTTAAATAAAGAAGCAAATGTAAATGCATTAACTACAGTCTTTTTCGACTTTATTAAGAACAATATTCGTGGTGGTATCTCCAGTTTTGTAGGGTATCAGTATTTATTACTTAAACGTCCAGAAAAAACAAATGTAGAATTTTATGACTCTGATGCGGAGCCTGCGAATCTAAGACTAAAAAAAGAAACAGATGAATTTTCATTTATCAATACCGCGGCAGAACTTGTGAAAGTGGGTGTATCGGCATTAGGCGCTGCAGTGGCAAAAGAGGAAGTTCATAAGGCTGTGGATCTAGGTGTTACGCATGAACAGACTCAGGAATCAGTTATTAAAATGACCACGGATAAGCAAACTCGTAAACTACCAATCGTAGAAGTGAATCGTAGCTCGTTTCCTATGGAAGAGATAGCAAAGATCACGAAAAAAGAAGAAACGGATCCTATTCATTGGAAAACAGGTATTAAGTATGATGATGAGGGTACACCGAGATATCGTACACGTTACGAATGCTGCATGTGCGGAAATCGTGGGAATCAATACGAGTACAAGGAGAACAAATTCACGAAATGTCATAAATGTAATGCGAAACTCAAGATAGTACACGCAACGAAAAATGGATTCCCTGAACGCGATGCATTCGGTAATTTTTACGTAGCTAATGATGAATACAGCATTATTTTGGATGGTGAGTAAAGATGAAGAATATACCTACAAAAAACATAAGTGAAGAACTGGAGACACGTGAGGGTGTCACAACAGTGCAAGTAAGCCCCCATGAAAAAATTGAAGTAGCTGGTATTACGGTTGAGGGTCCGGCTGTAATCCTCATCAATAAAGACTAGGGGGTATTAGACGGAACTTATATACGAATATCCGATTTGGACAACATGGTTCATCTGTGTAATATTCTTTGGTTTAGCTAGCGTTATAGAAACGATTAAGAAGTAAGGAAAAGGAGATGGAAGATATGAGAGCGGTAATTAAGACGGTTGACGGTTCTGTACACACTGTAGAGGAAGCAGATTTTATTTTTGAAGGATACAAAAAGCTAGAAGGGGAGTTATTTGCGGAAGGAAATGCGATAGATACTTACGATGATAACGGCCGTATTACGGGAATTGTGAATATGCAACATGTTTCTGCGATCAAGTTCGAATATGAGAAAGATAAGGGAGCTGAAGAGAAATGAAATCAACAGGTATCATTCGTAACATTGATCCATTAGGACGTATTGTGGTTCCAATGGAATTACGCCGTACATTAGGTATCCAGGTAAAGGATCCGATGGAGATTTTCGTAGATGGTGAATCTATTATTCTACAAAAATATAACCCTAATAACTCTTGCCAAATTACAGGAGAGGTTTCAGAAGAAAATATTGAACTAGCTGGCGGTAAACTCGTGCTAAGTCCTGAAGGGGTTGATCAGGTATTAGCGGAACTCGAAGCACGTTTGAAGGGGCGATAAAATGAGCGAACCTAATAAGCAATATACAAATATCGAACTGGAAATGATTTTGGATAACTTTGTAAAGGCGTTACCTATGCAAATGCGCATGCAGCGTGAAATGTCTAAAGTATATAAAGCACGTTTTGACGCACTTGTTTCAGAAGGTTTTACGGAACAACAAGCACTGGAAATCGTAAAATCACGTGGTATAGAGTGAAAGGCTCCGAAGCGATCTTACGAGCGATGCACCAGGTAGGAGGAGAAATTCCAGCTACGCAGTTTGATACGTGGCTGGGACAACTCTCTCGGTTAGGACTACTGGAGCAAGTCACGAAAGATGATAATCATGTTTATTACTACCGGCTTACGGATAACGCAAGACAGTTTTTAGCGAAGAAGGGTGTGACGTGAGGATGGAAAAAGAGACGAAAATTAAGGCGTTAAAAATTAACGGGGAGAAAGTTATGTGTGACAGCCCTGTATTACACGAACCGTCAGCAGCTACGTTTATACCGAAAAAAGGTATTTTCCAAAAAGAGAACCACACTTGGTACATCGATTTCCTCACATATGCTCGTAAAGATTTCTTTGATTTTCTAGAGGATCGTGTAGACGTCTTAATAGAAATCACAGAGGAAAACGGAAATACACGTCAAGGACATGCCTTATTTACAGGTATTGATTCTAATTCAGATGAACCACTCGAATATCGAATGAAAGGTATCACGGAATTAGAGCCTGTAAAGACAGAGATTCCAGAGGTACCTGAGTTCCATATGAAAGATCTTCACGGTAAACAAGTCACGCTTTACTACAGTTCTGATACTTCTACGACAGGTGATTATACAGTTGAGACACTTATCGCTTTAGAGAATGCAGGTAGTAATAAAGTGGGAATATATGTTCTTAGTAGTGAGGTAAAGGAGAGACACAAGTGAATTATATAGATCGTATCACGGAATTAGCCCCGCAATTACCGGCGGTCGTTTTAGAAGATGTGATGAACCGGATTAAGGATTGGATCGTAAGTGGCGGGAAAGAAGATGATCCGTATATTGAACAGCAACTGAGATTCTTGGAACGTGTGGCTGCAAGGAGTAAGGAACATGACGTCTGAAGAAATAAGGAATTTAGAAATCGATGGCGTAGAGGTTCCGTTTTATGACGGGTATGTGACGGTACAAGAAGGAGTTGTTACGGGTAAGCTCACCTGGAGTCTCCATGTTGTGAATTATGGGGTAAGTGAATTTGTGGCTACGAACCAGTTACGTGATGTGAATATCGAGACAGAGCAGGGCAATGTATATGCTGGAGAAGGATTGATTGCGAAAGTGACTGAGGAACGGTTTCTCTTAGCTGGAAAGTCGGTGCTACGTGGTTATGAGACAACAGCGGCGTGGCACGTGTTTCGAGATTCGGAGATTCACAGCTGATTACACGAAAATAAAAATATATAAAAGAAAAGTTTTTAGGAGGGGGTCTAATACACTACAGTACTCAAAAAAGAAAAAGACAATAAAAAAGAACCCCCCCTTAAAAAAATATACCTTATATATATAATATAAATATAAAACTAATAATTATATATTATATATATAGTAGTATTTATTAATAGTTATATAGTATGTAATACTATTAATGGTTTAAGGTGTTTGTTTTAGGGGTTTGATTTTCTGAGTCAGGAGGTTCGGAGATGACCAGAATTGATGGCTACGTTTCAAAGAAGACAATACGACTATGGCTGGAGAATTACGAATCGCTGGCTGTAGGTGATCGGTTCCCTGATGCACCGCCTAGCTTTACTGGACCTGGTGCACTGGATGGGAAAGGCGATGGACGGTTGAATAAGATTGTGCTGGATCAGGCGATTAAGCAATTACCGAAGAATATGCGGTATATCGTGTTAGCACGGTACGTGGTGAAGATTCCGAGGAAACGTACATTGCATAAGTTGAATATAAATGCTGATACGTATTACCAACGGTGTAGACAAGCTGTAGATTTGTTGCACATGAATATTAACGGTGATATGGCTGGCATGAGAAGTTTAATAAAAAAGTTGTACGGGGCTTGACAAAGTACCGTCACACTAGGTACTATTTATGATAGGATGGTGAAATTGTGTCCTACTCCAGTACTAAATAATACGCATAGCCATGAGGCCCGTAATTAGGGTATCATGGCTATTTTTATGTCCGTTGGATTGGGCCGACTGTGGTGTATATAGTAGGTAGAAACTAAGGTAACTACTGTAGTAGTTACCTAACTATCGGCAACACGAAAGGTGAAACCGATGGGTGTTTTTATCAGCCGAGCTCGCTGAGAGAGAAGGGTCTTTGAAACTCAGGGGGTCATAATCATTCATATCGGTTTCATAACTTAAAGGTTTTGACACTTTGTTATGGGTGTGATAGTATCAAGGTATCAAATGGTGTCATAACTTAGTGTCATTAGTTAGGGCCGAAATGGAGCTGATATGAATGAAGTACGGATATGCGAGGGTAAGTACGATTCACCAGGACTTAGAGGCACAGATTCAAACACTGGAGAAGGAAAGCTGTAGTATAATTTATTCAGAGAAGTTCACTGGTACAAAAGCTGATCGTCCTAAGTTTAAGGAAATACTTTCGATACTAGAGTCAGGTGACACACTGGTAGTTACAAAGCTGGATCGCTTTGCTCGTTCGACAGTCGATGCTATACAGACAGTAAGAGAACTGTTTGAAAAAGGTGTGAAGGTACATGTATTGAACATGGGACTGATAGAGGATACACCGACTGGGCGCTTAGTCTTCAATGTTATGAGCGCGTTTGCGGAGTTTGAACGTGACATGATTGTTGAGCGGACACAAGAAGGTAAAGCAATTGCTAAGCAGCGTGAAGACTTTAGGGAAGGTAGACCGAATAAGTACAGTAAGAAACAAATTGAACATGCGCTAGGCTTATTAGCTAATAATCATTCATATAAGCAAGTAGAAGAAATGACTGGAATCAGTAAAAGTACACTAATACGAGCAAAAAAGAAAAAAGAGTCGGAAAAATAATTTCGGCTTTTTCTTTTTGTTCGAGAACATATTCAGTCCCCCGGGGGAGGTCAAATCTGGTAAGGAGCTGGCAGGCGCTCGTAACGTTCCGCCAGAATTTTTAAACTCGGGGGGCTACACAAAATATACGAATTTCAAGGCAATCGATACTAAATCGGTTGCCTTTTTCTATTTCACGAAGAAAGGGGAGCGAAATGATGGCGAAGTTAGACGAGTTAAAACAGAAACTTACAGCTAAACAAATTCAAGCGGCGTACCTGCTTGTAGAAAACGAGTTGATGGAATCGAACAACGAGGAAAAAAGGACTCAGGACGAAATGGCCAACGAGCTAGGCATAAATCGGACAACGCTTTGGGAGTGGCGAACTAAGAACCAGGACTTCATCGCATTCAAGAGCGAAGTGGCCGATAGTTTTCTAGCAGAGAAGCGCGAGCAGGTGTACAGCAAGTTAATGCAGTTAATTTTAGGGCCACAACCGAGTGTGAAAGCTATGCAATTGTATATGCAGCGATTCGGTTTACTGACTGATAAGAAAGTAATCGAGGGTGATTTAGGAAATGCAACCCGTACAAATGCGGAAATCGAAGAACAGCTTCAGAAATTAAAAAAATTGACAGGCGAGTAAAAGGAGGACGGGCTACATGGCATATATAGACGGTAAATGGTTAGCCCGTCAAGAACGTCAGGAACGTATCAATCTTGTAGCAGAAAGAGCGAAGAAATTACAGGAGTTGTACGAGACTGGTGAGGCTACAGAATATTACATGGATACACTACTTGCTGACATCGATGAGTTAGAAAAGTTAAAAAGGGTGCACCGTGGAGAACATGACATGCTGTACTTCATGTATGAATATTTCTCTGAAGAAGGGAATCCCGGGAATCCAGATAACTTAATTCCTGCCGGAGTATCGATGGATGATGCTGCAGAGTTTCACCAAACGTTATGTGAGCTATTAGATGACATCACAACAGGTAGGGAGAAAAAGAAAAAAGTAGCATGGAGTGTAGGACGTGGTCATGCAAAAACTGCTTATCTGAGTAACGGTTATTTGTGTCATCAAGTCGTGTATCGATTAAAGCAGTATATTGTTTTGATTTCTGAAACATCTGATGTAGCTGGTGACTTTATATCTTGGGCACGTGATCAGTTAAAGTACAACGAAAAATTACGCGAGGATTTCGGAATCTTACTTCATGAGCAAAAGAGCCGAAATGAAGTAGATAACGACAAAGAGTTTGTGACTTTAACAAACACAAAAGTCGAAGCGAAAGGTATCGGGACACAGGTACGTGGTTTACGTCACGGTTCAAAAAGGGTTCAGCTCTACATTTTGGATGATTTGGAGAGTAAAGAAAATACCGCGACGGTTGACTTGATTGCCAAAAACAAACGCTGGTTCAAAGAAGAATTGCTTCCAGGTTTGAGTCGTCAAGAAGGTGCTTGTATTTATATGGGTACCATCGTTTGTTACGACAGTTTATTGCATCACGTGATTAAAAATCGTCGTGATTTCGTATCCAGATCATTCCCGGCAATTTTGAAATGGTCAGAGCGCGAAGACTTATGGCAAGAATGGCGTGAGATTCGTCAGGTAGATGATCCAGATTCAGCAGATCGTGCTCGACAATTTTATGAACAGAATAAAGAAGAAATGTTACGTGGTACAAAAACATTATGGCCATCTCATTTCCCATACATCGACCTGATGGAAATTAGGGAAGACGACGGTACCAAAGCGTTTAACCAGGAGTATTTATGTAACCCGACTGACGAGGAAAGACAGATATTTAAACCGAAATATTTCACGTACTGTACTGAAAAAGATTTGAAAGATAAAAACCTTTTATATTACGGTGCTGTCGATTTCGCAATGGGGAAAGAAAAAGGTGACTACAGCGTAGTAGTTACACTTGCGAAAAACGTGGAAACAGGCACGTGCTACATTATCGATATTTTTATGGAGCGTGTGCATCCAAATACGTTGTTAGAAAAGGCTGTAGAATACACGCTGGCATATCAATATGAATCAATAGCAGTAGAGGCACAACAAGCACAGGAGTGGTTTGCTGAGAAAGTTGGGGAAGCGTTGCAGAAGAAAGGGTATCCTTCATCGACGCGCTTAAAACAAATTAAGCAACGTACACGAAAAGCACTACGTATTGAGTCATTGTTACCTGATATACAGAGTGGTAAATTACGTTTTATGAAACATTTACGTGCTTTATTGGAGCAATTTGAAATGTATCCGATGCATCCGCATGATGATGGTCCGGATGCAGTTCAAATGGCTTTTTCTATTGCATATAAACGTGCAAGACGTAAAGCGGGAACTACAGGAAATTCAAGATATTGAGAAAGGAGGAGCTTGAATGAGAGTACAAGGTGATCGTAATTTTATGAATCCAGTGGAAATTGTAATGCCAGTTCGTACCGCACTCGGCGATTCTGAGTGGACACGTATTATGTCCGAGGTTCGCTTGTATGAGCGTTATGAAGGAGACTTAAACGTATGGTCTGATTATAAAAAACCAGATAATCTCGACTACGAACCTACGAAAATACAACTTGATTATCCTCAAAAAATCGTAAACATGATTGCAGCGTGGCAATTTGAAAAAGAACCGAAGGTCACAGTTCCTCCTGATGTGATAGACGATCCAGCTCTTATGATTCAATCAGGATATGAGCCTAGTGAAGAGCAACAACGCGAAAACAGTAGAGCGAAGGCGAAGGAACGGTTATTAACATGGGTTTGGGATGATAATCGAATGCATGAGAAGTTATTAGCAGCAGCGAAAGACCGTGCTATTTCCAAAACTGGTGTGTATGCCCGTCTTCACTACGATAAACGTCGTGGTGAATTTAAGGTTATTTGGCATCCATCGACGGAAGTTATTGCGAAGTATAGCGACTGGGATATAGATCAGCTGGAAGAAATTCATTTTATCGCATGGCTTGACGAGGAACAAACGAAAATGTGGAAGTTATCGTATTACTTAGTTTGGCGTAAAGAAACTGGTGAGTACGACTGTGAAATTGAAGAGGCGATATACAACGGTGACTTAGAAAAACAAGAGGATAGGGTTGAGCGCTCATCAATGGGTATTGATTTTATTCCTGTAGTACCAGTACCGACTGAAAAATTAAGTAAACGTACTACGGGTTATAGTGAACTTGAAAAAACAATAAAGTTGTCTGAGGAAATTGATAAAAAAATGTCTGATTACTCGGATGCATTACGTTTTGAAATGTTTGCTATTACCTTGCTGACGAACGTAGATGAGGATCCGAAGAATCCTCTACAAGTTGCACCAGGTGCGAAATGGGATTTAGGTGACGGTGCTGAAGATGCAGGTGAACCAAGCGCTAAAAAGCTGGAAAGTGGATTCCGATTTAAAGAAACCATTGAAGCGTATCTGGACCGATTGCAGAAACGCCTACATGAAAAAGCAGAGGTACCGATGGTGAACACTGCTGACATGAATACGGGCGGTATAAATGACATGGCGGTCCAGCTTTTATTTAGTAATATCATTTCAAAAACACAACGCTCATGGGTGATATGGCAGTCCCGTCTACAAACCTTAAATGAGTATATTTTACGTTATATGAAAGCAAGGCAGGATGATCCAAAGTTCAAATACGATAAAGAAATGTTAGCAAAAGTAGATAACTATTATGCTAGCAAGATTATTTTTGGTTTACCGTTACCGCAAGATCAAAAAGCACTTATCGAACAGTTAGGCGATGAAATTTCAAACGAAATCGAATCAATTAAAGGTGCGATTACGAGAAGTGGTAAAGAAAATGCGGAACAGAAATTCATGGAGATTATGCAAGAACGAATGTTGAAACGACAGTCTCAGGATCCGTATAACGAAAAGTAATACTTGCCTTACGAAATGGCGCTATAAACTTTCGGAAATTATAGCCGACAGGCTCAAAATGGAGGATTTGCAAATGGAATACGCAAAACAAGCTACAGCATTAAAATTTTTTGTAGAACAAGTACAAAAAACACCTAAGTTCCCACTTCGATTAGACCTACAGTTTTTCTCTGATGGTGGTAGTCCTGAGGATAATCCTGATAACAACCCTGGCGATCCTACTAATCTACCTAAATCACAAGAGGAATTAGATGAACTTGTAAAGAAACGCTTAGAACGTGAACGTAAAAAGTCAGCTGAAAAATACGGCGACTACGATGACGTTAAAGCAAAATTAGCAGAATACGAAAAAGCTGAAGAAGAGCGTAAAAAGCAAGAAATGACGGAAATCGAACGTTTGCAGGCTGAGAAAGAAGAAGCTGACAAAAAGGCACTAGAAGCTTCCGAAGCAGCACAAAAAGCGCAAGAAAAAGCAAATACACGTATTCTAAATACGGAAATTAAGAGTATGGCACGTGCTTTAGATGCGAATGATCCAGGTGACGTATTGGCGCTTTTAGATAAGTCGACTATTCAACTTGATGAGAATGGTAATTATCAAGGAGTTGAAGAGGCTGTTAATGCGCTAAAGGAAAGTAAACCTTGGATGTTCAAGAAAGTTGTGGGGGCAGATGCAGCTGGTGGCGCGAATCCAGGAACAAATCCGAGAGCGAATGAAATACTTGCTTTAGAAAAAGAGCTGGAAGAAGCGAAAACAAAAGCGTTAAAAGATTCAAAGTATGCGGGCGAGGTAACACGTATTTATAACAAGTTGTTAGAAGCAAAATCGAAGAAATAACGGATCGTTGATTAAAAGTCAGCGGTTTTTTAATTTAAAAAATTTGAGGGGGCTACAAATATGCCAGTACCAACTACGTACGAATTTCAACAACAAGTAAGACAAATGCAAGCGAATGTGGATTTAATTCTCACGAAAGCACCTGTTCTTTTCGGGTTAATTGGTGTAGGAGACGCTTTAACACAAACTAAATTTGAATGGCAGAACGACTATTTAAACTCTGATACAGGTATTGTGAAAACAGCCGCAGCTGTTGGGGATACGGACCTAGTTTTAGAAAAAGGCGAGGCTCGTAAATTCACTGAAAATGCTCTGGTACAAAACGGCTTAGAAGTGCTACGTGTAGTAAGTGTCGATGAAAACGCGGATAAAATCACTGTGCAACGTGGTTACGATAGTACGAAAGCGGAGGCAATTACAGCTGGTGGTGAATTAAAAGTCATTGCAAGACCGAGACCAGAAGGTGAAGATGCTTTCCGTAAGAATGAAATCAATGACCGTTTAGTGTCACATAACTTCTCACAAATCTTTTCAAGATACGCATCTGTTTCACGTACACAACAACAAGTGAACACATACGGCGTATCAAACGAATTAGATTATCAAGTAAACCTGCGTTTACAAGAGATGATTCGTGAAGCGAATACGTCTTTAATTTATGGCCGTAGAAATGGCGGTTCTCCGACACAACCGCGTACTACAGGTGGTTTATTTGCATTTACAGGTATTGAAGGTTCTCATAAGCAAGATTTTAAAGGGAACGAAATCGCGGCTAAACTACTGAATGACGCTGTAGAGCAAGTGTTTACGCGAGGCGGTTCAGCAAACACAATTTTATGTGGACCAAATATCGCGCGACAAATTACAAAGCTTGGTGGCGATACAATTCGTACTACACGCCAAGATACCGCAGCAGGTTACCAAATCTTATCGTTTGTATCGGATTTACCAGGTGGAGCGATTTCTAGTGTTGTAGTTGATTTAAATATGCCTAAAGATCGTGCGTTACTTCTTGATACAGAAAAAGTAAAGGCACGTTACTTAACTCCAATTTATGATCAAGATGCTACACCAAATGGTGCTGACTACTTCTCTCGTGTCATTCGTGGGGAATTTGGATTTGAAGTTAAGAATGCGAAAGAGTCTATCGCTGTTCTTGAAAATATCTCTAAAACAATGGCTTAAAAGGTAGCGTGTATGCTACCTTTTTTGTATTTTGAAAGGAGTTTTATGCATGTCTATTTCTGAAAATCAAGCACAACGTTTAAACAGATCGATGCCGATTGCGAAAGACACATCACTTGGCAATATTATTAAAGGTCTTGAAGAAAAAGTAGCTCTAATACCCAAAAAGGTTGATAAACAACCAGATAGTACAGCGACTGACGTAGCGGGTGTAGTAAAAGACTTAAACGCCCTTATTGCAAAGTTAAAAGCTGCAGGAGTTATGATGCCTTAACAAAATTACAGTGACGGAGGTGACACCGAATGAAGGTGTCGGAAAGACTGGAGAGTCGGTTAGCAAAAGTTCCAAAAGTAACTCCGGAGGACATCGGAAATTGGTTGTCTGAAGCCGAAACTGAGTCAGAGTTAACTGAAAAAGTAAATGCAAATGCTGTTTTTTATCTTGCGTTGTCATTTGCTTATGAATCAATTGCAGCAGACGCAGCGCGCTATTTTTCTTATACAGATGGTGAAGAATCGGTTGATAAATCGATGATCTTTGCGAATTATAAGAAGTTATCAGCGGACGCGCTTAAAAAATACAGGAAGTATCGACGTGGAAAAGGTACTCATCAAACATTTGCTAAGCGGGCAGATGGGAGATGATTACATGAGCGATTCTCAACAAGAGATGGATGCAGCGCTCGATACCATTTCCGAAGAATTTAAAGAGGAGCACGAAAAACAAGTTTCTGATACTGTAAAGGCCATTATCCTAATACGTTTGTTTTTAGTTGATTTATTGAATGACTATCAAAAGGATGGAATCGTGAAGCGTAGTAGGTTAAATGCGTTATTACGAGACCTTACTTTATACGAAAAAGAATTTCGTAAACAAGCAGAGCGGTCATTCCATACATTGATTGAAAACACATCGAAGTGGATCACATCAAAATTATCAGAGGCAGGTTTGGACGTGAAATCTATAACTGCGGTAAATAAGCAAATTATTCAAGGGGTTATAAAAAGACCTGGTGAAGATGGCTTAGTTTTGTCTGATCGTGTATGGAATTTATCTGGAGATATGAGAGATCGATTAAGTAGTGTCATTCGTCCATCTGTATTAAAGGGCGAGAGCATTACAATGATTTCTCAAAAGATAAAGGAAGTACACGACAATGAGAAATGGAAGGTTGAGCGTGTAGCAATTTCTGAGAGTACTAACACGTACCGAGCAGCTACTATACAGAATGGATTAGAAAGTGAAATTGTGACAGGTTATCAAATTATTGATAATGGCCATCGCCACAGATACCACTCAAAGCATATGTGTTACAAGCTAGCGAGACGTGATGCATACGGTTTAGGAGCTGGAAAGTATCCGAAAAATATTCCGGAAAGCCTTATGAATCAATTAATAAGCCCACATCCACAATGTTCGTCACGGCTGAACTACTTAATAAGCGGGGAGGTGTAGCAATTGCTTACTGAAGATGATATTAAAGAGATTCGCGAAAATCGTGAAATGATTGAGCAGGGACGTAGAGAACCGGTGATTTTATACATTAAAGGGGTTTCTGAAAAAGATCCAATTACAGGAGAAGAAATTCAAGGTGCCCCCCGAAAAGAAACTGTTCAATTAGTTTGGAAGAAATTCACGTCAGTGGAAAAGACGAAGTTCGCTGATCTAGATGTTAAAAAAGGAGAGGCGCTCGTTACATTTCCTCTTAATGTGGACTTAGAGAACATTGAAAAAATTGAGCGTAAAGGTGTTTTTTACGTTATTGAACTTATCGATGAAAGAGGGCTTGGTGGCGTAAACCGTCGTGAGGTCATTGTAAAGAGGGTGATTTGATGAGAATCAGAGTTGTTGTTAAAGGAAAATCAAATGTGTTAAAAGCACATAACCCTAATAGATACAAAAAACCAATTGAACAAACGGTAGAAAAACATACACGTCTACAGGCTAATCAAGCATCTAATCGTGCTCCGATATTACACGGTCCTTTATCTGAAAGTATTCCTGCAAGTGTAAAGATGGTAGTCGGTGCGAGAATTATTGGTACGTATGGATCTCCTCTTATTTACGCAGCGGTACAAGAATTTACGCACAAAACAAAAAAAGGTTTTATGCGTAAAACAGCTTTTGAAGGTGAGCAACCATTTGTTGAGGATATAAACAAAACTGTTCAACGTGTAGCGAAGGGGCATTAATTATGTTGAATGATGTAATGTATTCATTAAAAAAATTGCTGGATGTTTTTGCGCCTACTACATGGATATACGATGGTGTTTCTGTATCAGGAAAAGACAAACCCTTCATTACCATTGAGGATTTGTCAGGAACAATTAGCAGGTATTCAAAGGAGAATTTTTCACGTAATCATCTGATACAAGTAGGTGTGTATGCAGATAAAATTTTTGATAGGAACGATTTGCAAGATAGAATAATTAACCGATTCGAAAAGAGTTCAATTGACTTGTTCGATACAAGTAAAAAGAATCCAGAACGAATCGGTTTTTTTAATGCAAAAGTAAAGAATTTTGAACCACTGTCTCAAAAAGACGTTGAGATTTTAACAGCGAAACACTTGAGTTTTATTACTATAACAATCAGAAATTAGAGGAGGAACAAAAATGGCAGAAGTAAAAAAAAGTAATGCACCTGAGTTTAAAGGTGCCGAAACGCTTTACTTGATTGACATTCCGCAACCTGATGGGAAAACTACAAAAACAGTTCGATTTTTTAACCAAACGTCAGGTTCACGATCAATTGAGGCTGGAGAAATCGAGTTAAAAACGAAAGATAAGAGTGGATCTGATTACGGTGACGTAACACAATCAGCTAGTATTGAAGGGATTTGTACTGAAGGTGACGAGGGACTTGATTATGTAGAAGAAGCAATTCTTAATAAAGTTTTAGTAAGAATTCATGAAGTTAACCTACGTAGTGCAACCGCTTCTGAGTTTAAAGTTAAATCAGGAACATACATGTTGAATAGTTTGGAACTTTCTCATGAAAATGAGGAGTACTCAAAGTATTCTATCGGCTTAAAATTAAACGGGAAAATTTCTAAAGGGACGCTTAATAAAGTACCAGAAGGTGCACCTTCTGGTGATGTAGCTACACCAGGAACTGAATAAGGATGTTTTGAGGAGGATGAGAGATGGAATCTATAACAGAAATAATTGCTGATTTTGAAAAAAGAATTAACGATCTACAAAGAGATAATGAAGGTTTAATTCAAACGTTAAATTGTGTTTCAGCAGGTGTAAACGAATTAAACAGAAGGGTCAATATGTTAGAAGAGGGATTAGCAACGAAAGCTGATATAACTCATGTTCAACTAATAAATAAACAATCTGAAATAATTAAGAAGATTAATGACAGTAAATTGGTAGGGATGGATTGTAAGGTTGGGGTTTCATTAGATGGAAGAGTTGTAGCGGAATCCATTGTCGAACATACAGCTGATTCAATCCAAGGTCGCGTAGTAAAAGGGAGTGAGATAAATGAAACTAGATAAACAAGAACAAGCGGTTGCAATTGGTACATTTATTTCAATGCTAGGACAAGACCTTGTAAATGAACGCATCGATAAACAGAAATTAGAAAGTGTACTTCCTATCTTTAATGAAATGCAAGATAATACAACACCAAAGCAAAAGAGAGAAGCAATGATTAGTTTGCTTGGTAAAGCAGTGGATGAATTCCTGGAAAATAAATAATTGAGATTTGAATAAGCGTTCATATAAACGCTTTTTTATTTTGAACAAAAAATTGGAGGTAATTATTATGGCTGAAAAATCGTATACGCGTTTTGTAATTAATGGTAAAGAACAAGAACTGAAATTCTGTTTACAAGCACTGAGATTATTAGATGAAAACGGTGGGCCGATGCAATTCGTTTCTCAAACCATGCAGGGCGGAATTACTAATTTCACGGATGTGGTTTATTACGCACTGATTCATACAAATGAGGGAATCACGTATGAAGCTGTACAGAAAGAGATTGAAAATATGTTTAATGCTGAAAAACTAGACCTTGATGAAATTCTAAAGTACAACAAAGCAGTTGTGCTAAATAGTTTTTTCTTCCAGAAGACAGTGAAGAAACTTCTAGGGACAATGACAGCGGAACAACAGAAATCGTTCGAGAACCTGTACGCATAAATATTGATGAATTGCAAGGTGAGTGTTTTCGTTTTTTTAATATGACCACCTTGCAATCTTGGCGTATTAGTCTCAAGGAGTATCACCTTATGTTGAACGGATATAAGGAACAACTACTTGATAAGTACGAGTTTGCAAGTGTACAAGCTTTGTTTAATCGAAATGCTCAAAGTGACAAAATCAAGTCATTAGCGGATATATATACACGTCCAGAAAGTGTTCGTGATATTGAAAAACAAGCAAATGAACGGAAAGAAGTAGTTGAAAAAATTCAAAGGAACGAATCGTTCTTTGATCAAATAGAATCGATGATTAGAAGTCAAATACAAGAAGAGGAAGGGTAGGTGAGGTGAATGAGCCAGAACAAGGTAGAAACTCAGGTGATTGCGGACATATCTAATTTAATAAGTAACCTTGGACAAGCTACACAAGCATGGAATACATTTTTTCAGCAGATTAGTAGACCACCTCCTATCCCACCTGCTCCACAGCCGCCGTCACCTCCACCATTACCGCCAGCGCCACCAGCACCACCGCCTCCTGATTATTCAGGGTGGCGTGCTAGATTTCAAGAAGTAGGTAATCAAGCAATTGAAATGGGCCGACGTGTACAGCAAACAGGGCAAACAATGCAAAATGCATTTGGTCCTGCAGCTGCAGCGTCGGCTTTTGCTTTAGGGAGTATGATTCAAAAGTCACGAGAATTTGAATCACAAACTCGTAAAGCGGCAGTTTTAACTGCAGGCGACTACGGTCAAGTAAAGAAAGCGATTCTTGATATGGCAAAGAATTCTGTGTATTCAACAGGGCAGGTAGCAGCGGCTTTTGCTGAAATGGGTGCGAAAGGTTTCGATTCGGCTCAAGCAACGTCCGCATTACCTGGTGTGTTGAGTGCAGCGGCTGCATCAGGCGAAGACCTGGGGATGGTTGCTGATACGATTACGTCAGCTTTAAACTCATTTGGTATGGAGGCAAGTCAAAGTACACATGTTGCTGATGTTCTAGCAACAGCCGCAAACGCAACAGCTGCGGGTGTAGGGGATATGCAATACGCTTTTAAATATGCGGCGGGTCCAGCAGCTCAATTAGGCATATCGATGGAAGAACTAGCGGCTTCTGTTGGTATTATGTCAAATAGTGGTATTAAAGGGGAGACCGCTGGTACAGCATTACGTGCATCTTTACTACGTTTAGTTAAACCGCCAAAAGCAGCGGCGAATGAGTTAAAACGACTTGGCGTATCTATTACGGATCAACAAGGTAATATGAAACCATTGTCTCAAATTATTGGTGAGTTGAAATCAGGAATGGAAGGTATGACAAGTGCACAAAAAGGTGCGGCGTTAGCAACAATATTTGGTACAGAAGCTGTATCAGGTATGATGGCACTTGTAGCAGCAGGCCCTGAAAAGATTGATGCTTTAACGCAATCCTTAGTGAACTCGGACGGTGCTTCTAAAAAAGCTGCGGACTCCATGCTTGAAGGATGGGCCGGAGCACTGACGAAAATGGAAGCCTCTCTTGATGTTGCGGCACGTGCATTTACTGACGCATTAGCTCCTGCATTAATGGCTGTAGCTGGAGTAGTTGAAACCTTGGCAAACGCATTTATGAAATTACCGGCTCCTGTGCAGACGGTGATTGCTTCGGTAGTAGCATTTACTACAGCTTTTTTAGTTATAGCAACGGTAATTGGTATGGTAACAAATGCTGTAGGTACAACTATGATTCTATTTGGTAAATTAGCTAATTATATAAGTAAAAGTTCAGCTGTAGCTTTTATTGCTAGAAATGCCATGATAGCATTGCGTGCAGCTTTTGTGTTTCTAACAGGACCAATCGGAGCAACGATTGCAATTCTAAGCTTAGTGGGGGTAGCGCTAGTTCAACTTTACAAACATAACGAGACTTTTCGAAATGCCGTTAACAATGCGTGGGAATCAATAAAAAATGGGACCATAGCAGCAGTTGAAGCTATGAAATCTGCTTTTGATTCTTTAGGTTCTTATCTTGGGACAATACCGGAAAAATTTTCAGCAATGGGTACAGCAATCAGTGCAGCATTAGAGGCAGGGTTAATTAAAGCAGGTCAAGTGTTTTCTAGTTTTGCAACAGCAGTAGAGGTTTCGTTAGCTGTAATAAAATCGAAATTTAGTGAATTTGGTCAGGGGATAAGTGGCGCGTTTAGTTCAGCAATATCAGGACTTAGTGCAGCATTTGCTGGAATTGGATCAGCCCTTTCTCCAGTAATTGACTTTATAAAAATGTCCTTCTCTTCAATAGGGAATACGATAGCTACTTTAACACCATTAATTGTACGTTTAGGCTTATCGTTTTTAGGTGTTTCAGGCCCTGTAGGATGGGTAATCGCTATTGTAGCTTCTTTAGGTGCTACGATATTTAAATTGATAAATACAAATGATCAAGTGAAGTCTGCGTTTATGTCGGCTTGGCAGTCTATACAATCGATTTTTAGTTCTGTGATTTCTGCGATTTTGCCGGTTGTTCAGTCAATAGCTCAAGGGATTACACAAGCATTTGCACCACTTGCTCCTGAATTTGCGAAAACGGGACAAGTTATAGCAGAGAGCTTCGCTACACTTGGGCCTGCTCTTTCTGAGCTAGGTGCAGCCTTTGGCGAGTTAGGTTCTACAATAGCTAGTTTGTTTAGTGAAGTAGTACAAGCCGTAGTACCGATAGCACTCGATTTATTCCGTTTGTTCGGAGAAACAATACAAGCTGTAGTACCTTTAGCATCTGATTTATTCAAACTTTTCGGTCAAGTGGTACAAGAAGTAATGCCTATGATCACTGAATTAATTCAGATGTTTGCTGATACGACAATAGAAATTATGCCAGTGATAACGGAGGCTATACAACAAGTAGCTCAAATTTTTACTGAGCTAGCAACTACGGTTTTACCAATATTCGCTCAAGCTTTTCAAACGGCATTCCCTATTATATTGCAAGTAATCCAGGCGGCATTTAGCATAGCAGGAATGCTGATTCAAGGGTTTGGAGAAGTCTTATCAATCATAGCGACGTCAGTGATTCCGATTATTCTCCAGGCGGTACAAGCGGTCTTCCCAGTAATAGCTGGAATTATAGCTGCTGCGATTTCCGTTGCGATTCCTATTATTCAATTATTAGGCCAGGTAATCTCTATCATAGCGACTACGGTTATTCCTTTAATTTTACAAATCGTTCAGGCGGTTTTCCCGGTAATAGTTTCGATAATTCAAGCGGCGATTCCCGTAGCTACTGCGATACTTGAAGGCCTAGCAACAATAATAAAAGGCGTAGTGATCCCGGCGATTCAATTTATTTTGTCGATTGTCCAGGCAGTTTTTCCCGCTATTATGGGCGTAATAACCTCTGCTATTGGGATAATCACCAACATAATAAAGCTTTTCACTTCAGTTTTAAAAGGAGATTGGAGTGGAGCGTGGAACGCGGTGAAAGGCATTACATCGAGTGTAATGTCATTAATCGGAAATATCATCCAAGGGGCGATAAATTTAATTTCCGCGGTCGTGACTGGTGGACTAAATCTAGTGAAATCTATTTTTTCTAGTGTTTTATCAGCGATAGGTTCTCTAGTAAGTTCAATTTTTTCAGGTATAGGTTCAGTCATTTCATCTGTTATGAACGCAGTAGGTAGCATCATTTCTTCAATTTGGAATGCGGCTAAGTCAGCGACATCTAACATCCTAGATTCTATCTATAACACAGTGACTCAAATTTTTGACAATGTAAAGTCATTCCTTAGCGGAATCGATTTAGGAAGCATAGGAAAAAATATGATGCAGGGACTTTTAAACGGTATAAGCTCTATGGCTGGGGCTATTTGGGACAAAATTACGGACATCGGAAATGGAATTAAAGATAAAATTTCAGGACTTTTATCGATTCACTCACCGAGTCGTTGGTTCAGGGATTTCATTGGTGTCAATATGATGAAAGGTTGGATTAATGGTATAGATGCTATGAAAGGTGCTGTACAAAGAACAACCGAACAAATGACTGAATGGATGAAACCTGAAGCCCTACAAGTAGAGACTGTATACGGAATGCCAAGAGGACTTGGCGCGTACCAGACAGCTAAACCACAAACAAGCACAGGGAATACGGATTCCGGAACTGCTTCAAATTCTACAGCTAGTGAAAGACGACCCGCGTATATTAATATACAGCTTGGTAGACAAGAGTTTAATAGGTTCGTTGATGATATTACTGGAGAGCAAGAGGCTGTGAAAAAACGGAAAGAAGTATTTTAAAGGAGGGCGGTAGATTGTTAGTTTTTAATGGAATTAATTTAGAAGAATACTTCGAACAAAAATACGAAAAAGGATTTTTTATGGTTAACGATATAAGAGGTCGCGGAATTTTAAGTGACGAAATTAATGAGTTAACGGTACCTCACCGCCCAGGTTCATATTTTTTAAGTAAAAGGACTCCCAAGAGAGTATTAGAAGTAGATTTCTCTCTTAAGGGAGTCTCTCTTTTTGAACTAAGGAAACGGATAGATGAATTGAATGGTTTATTAGATACAGAAGAACCTGTAAAAATTACCTTCACAGACGAACCGGATATTGTGTATTACGGGATTAAGGAATCTGTAGAGGAGACTTTAGAAAAATCTAATATTCATCAAGCAACTATTACACTAATATGTCCAATGCCGTATAAGTTAGGAAAAGAGCAAACCGTTGAATTTAAAAAAGACGTTAGTGGGTTAGTTGCTAATATCCAAAATAAAGGAACAGTTCATTCTAACCCTATCATTGAAATTGATATTACAAAGCCAAACACTTTTTTAGATGTATGGTTCGGCGGGGTATCTTTAAGTGATCGAGATTACTTTCGTATTGGGATGCCGTTAAAAACTGTGGAAAAACCCGTTGAAAGAAATCAAAGGCTTATATGGGATGAGATGGCTACCACTGTAGGGTGGAGTAAAGTCAGCTCAATGGAAGATGGTGAACCGGTTGGTGAAATGAAATCAGATAAATATCAATTCTATTGTTCTGATTTTGGGACTGGAACGGGAAAGGGATGGCATGGTGCAGCTGTCAAAAAAAGTATCCCTGGTGGCCCAGTAGAAGATTTTATCATGCAAGCTTACGTTACTTGTAAGAGCAAGAAAATCAATGAAATGGGACGAGTTGAGATAGCAATACTCGATGAAAATAGTAAGGTACTTTCAAAAATCGCTATGAACGATCTCTATTGGCAAGCCGAACAAAATTTCGGAACAATGGTTATTGGATACGATAATAAGCCTGGTAAAATAGGTTTGATCTATGAGAGTGGCGATTACCCGAATACCTGGAATCAGTATTTGGGTCGATTGTGGATAGCTAGGACCGGAAATGTATGGGAAGCGTATATTTCAAAATTCCTTCCAGGGACAGAAAAAGATGATTCAGAGCGCTTTGCGAGATGGACTGATAAAGACAATAAGCATATGGAAAAAGCAGCTCAAATACAGATTAGTATCATGCAGTGGCAGGATGTACCGCCAGTAGAAGCGATGTCAGTTAGTGATTTAAAGTTTTGGAAAGTGAATTTAAATACGAATAACACACCGCCTTATATAGTTGATGTTGGTGATAAAGTCGTGATTGATACAGAGAGTAGTCATGTCAGTATTGAAGGGAAAAACGCGATTAACATAAAAGAGTTTTTCAGTAATTTTCCCGTTATTAATAAAGGCGCTAATATACTCGAAATTATGCCATCTGATATTGGAACAGCAAAAGTTAAATATAGGGAGCGATTTCGATGAGAACACCAAGCGGATTACTTCATGTTGTTGATTTCAAAACAGATCAAATTCTATCCGCTATTCAACCAAAGGACTACTGGGAAGATAAACGTCATTGGGAAATCAAGAATAACATTGATATGCTAGAGTTCAAAACTTTTGACGGCACTCCACATGCAATTACATTACAACAGCAGAACTTGGTTTTAAAGGAAGTACGAGATGGTCGAATTGTTCCGTATGTTATTAATAATGAAGTAGAAAAAGATTCAAATGATAGATCATTAACTGTACACTCGTCTGGTGCCTGGGTTCAAATAGCTAAAGATGGGATTATTAAACCTCAACGTATAGAGAGCGAAACAGTTAATACGTTTATTGATATCGCGCTTGCCGATTCAAAATGGCAACGTGGAATAACGGATTATTCTTCATTCCACACGATGACTATTGATGAATTCATCGATCCCCTCACTTTTTTAAAGAAAATTGCAGCTTTGTTTGAGTTGGAAATACAATATCGTGTTGAAGTATTCGGTTCTCGAATTACTGGATGGTACGTTGATATGATAAATAAACGAGGGAGAGAAACAGGGAAGGAAGTAACCCTGGGAAAAGACTTAGTTGGCGTTAGACGCATTGAACATTCCAGGGATATTTGTACCGCCTTAGTCGGCTTTGTACGAGGTGAAGGTGACGAACTTATAACGGTTGAGAGCATCAATAACGGACTTCTTTATATTACAGATAGTGATGCCTTTCAACGCTGGAATGCGCATGGTAAACATAAATTTGGTTTCTACACTCCAGAAACAGAAGATCAAAATATGACTCCACAACGATTACTGACTTTGATGAAGACGGAATTAAAAAAACGTGTCAATACTTCCGTTTCTTATGAAGTAGAAGCACAATCGATTGGACGTATTTTTGGACTAGCACATGAACTAATCAATGAAGGAGATACAATCCGAATCAAAGATACAGGCTTCACACCTAAGCTATATCTTGAAGCACGTGTGATTGCTGGTGATGAATCTTTTACAGATCCTACACAAGATAAATATGTGTTTGGTGATTATCGTGAAATTACTGATCCAAATGAAGAACTACGAAAAATATATAATCGTATTCTTAGTTCACTAGGAAGTAAGCAAGAACTTATAGATCAGTTAGATGAATTAGTGAAAGATGCAAATGAAACAGCTAGTAATGCTAAGAAAGAATCCGAAGCAGCGAAAACATTGGCTGAAAAAGTACAAGAGAATCTTAAAAATAACACGGTAGACATCATTGAAGCAAAGAATCCACCGACAACAGGACTTAAACCTTATAAGACACTTTGGCGTGATATTAATAATGGAAAGCCTGGTATTTTAAAAATATGGACAGGCGCAGCTTGGGAATCGGTTGTTCCTGATCCAGAAACTATCAAGGAAGAAACACTTGAGCAGGTGACAAAAGAGATTAATGCTAGTGCAGAAAAGCTAGATGCTAGGGTTAAAGAAGCTGAAACGAAAGCGGACAATCTACAAAAAGACTTCAATGCTGTTAAAGGAGAACAAGAAAGAGTCAGTCAGGTAACTAAGACTCTTGAAGAAAGTGACAAGGAAACTAAAGAAACTATCACACGTATACAAGGTACTCAAGAAGATATGAATAAAACGATCGTTGAGACTACAAAAGGCGTTGAAGGGCTACAAAGTACTGTATCCGATATCAAAAAAGATCAAAACGGTATTACAGATCGCGTAGTAAAAACAGAACAAAATATTAACGGTATATCCAGTTCAATTGAGCAAATCAACAAAACGTCATCGCAAACAATCCAAAAGTTAAATCAAGTAGAACAAGATGCAAATGGAACAAAGCAAACCATCGAAAGAATCGAAAAGAATGTAAATAACCTTGATGGTGATGTTATCAACCTTGTAAGAGGAACTAAGACGTTAACAACTAACGAAGAGTTATCTTTAAAAGGTGGGCGCCTTTCTGTCATCAAAGACACGTACAATGGAAATGCTATCGCGCAAACAGATACAGAATGGCAAGGTATAGCCGTTAAACCCAGTGAATTAATTAAACGAGGAAAAATAAAAATTGGTGACACAGTAACATTTTCTGTAACAGCTAGAATGATAGGTGGAGAATCTACACAAGTATTCTTTCCTAACAGTACTGGTAGAACAACAGTTAATGGAGAATGGAAAAGGGTTTCGGTAACAATTCCAGTCGGCTCTGATGCCACTGATCCAAATGTTGTATATAGATTCGAAGCTGAATCAATACCTAAAGGTGCTTTATACCAACAAACTTCACCTATGCTATCGCTAACTAAAAAAGTTTATCCGTGGAGACCTGCACCTGAGGACCAGGCAGACAGTAACGAATTTATAAAAGTTACAACTGAAATTAAAGCAGAAGCTGGGAAAATCTCGACAAAGTTAGAGCAGGTTGAGGCTCGTACTGTAGGCGTTGAAAATTGGCTAATCCATACAGGGCCAAACGAAAAGCCGCAAACAATTGGAATGTCTGGGGGTGCACAAGTCAACAAGGCTGGTCAAGCGTTCTCTGAGGATTACATAATCGTAGAATGTACAGATCATACCGACTCTTTCTATCAATTCCATTTAGATAATACTAAAATGGGAGACTTTGAAAAAGCGAAAGATATGACATTCAGTATCGATATGCAAAACGACGTTCCAATTGATCTAATTGTATTCCAATTTATTAATGGAGTGTGGACAGAAAACTTGTACAATAGATTCCCTGTCGCTAATTGGTCTAGGAGATCATTTACATTTAAGATTGATGCACGAGCAACTGGTTGGGGATTGCGATTAAGATTTGAAAGAAATGAAAACTCAAAGGGTAAGAAAATTCGTTTCAAGAAAGCTAAACTAGAAAAAGGTTCTGTTCCAACAGACTTCAGCAAGTCAACATATGAGCTAGAGCAAAGTGTGAATGGGATCAAAGAAAATATTAAAACGGTAGAAAAAACACAAACTTCTTTTGATGAACGTGTTAACACTGTAGAAAAGAATGCAGAAGGAACAACTGCAAGTGTTAAGAAATTACAGGAAACACAAACTGCGCAAGGAAAGACGATTAGTGAGGCTACTACAACAATAGGTCAGCATTCTGAAGCATTAAAGTTAACAATGAAAAAGAAAGATGTTGAGGATTATGTTGGTGGATTGGGTTCTATAAATGATCTACGGAACGCTTCATTCGCTCAGGGCTTCAAATACTGGTCACAAAATGGTAATAGTGCTGTCATTGACTCTTCTGTAACATACAGAGGTTATACAACGACTAAATTACATGCGACTGGATTGAATGAAGATAAATGGTATAGCCTTCATCAAACAATAGACGTAAGTGTTGGTGAAGACATTGTAGCTTCGGGTTACTTTATGTCCAATAACATAGGACAAGGTTTCGTGTTAGAAATTGAATATATAAATGCCCAAGGTAGCCGAGTTTCACAATCATCAATTGGTATTGATGTAACTGCAAATTCTAATTGGATTAGGGCTGTTATTTCCGGAACAGTTCCGGCTGGAGCTGTTAAAGCGCGTTATAAACCGTGGATGAGAAGAAATGGAACGCTATGGATTGCGTTACCTATGTTGCAGCGTGGTAAAGTAGCTACAGAATTTTGGTTACATCCGAAAGATCAAACTGATGTTGATAAAATGATGGAAGATATCGCTAATAAGGTAGCTACCGAAAAATACAATCAGAAAGTTACAGAGTTAGAAAGAAGTATTAGTGCTAATGAAAAAGGTGTTTCAATCATCTCTGGAAAACAAGAAACGTTTATAAATGAGACTTATAAAGCTTATGTAACGAAAACAGAATCTAGGTTAGAAGTACTAGATGAAGGGATCTTAGCACAAATTTTAAAAGACGGTATCATTACTTCCATCAATATGTCACCTGGTAAGATTACAATCGATGCTGAGAAACTGAATATAAATGCCGATACAATGGTAAAATGGTTAACTGCAAAAGGCATTGATACGAATCTTATTAGAATTAACGGTGATAAGATAACCATTGATAAAGATGGTGTAACTGTTAAAATGCTAGACTTCCTATTCCAAGACGAATGGGGAACAAAAACAACTGCGGTATCAAGACGAAACCTAATAGCAGATCCCGACTTTTCTAGTGTTACAAAGAAAAACATTGGGAATGCAGATTATTATGGATTTGAAGGTGGATATGGTCTTACTTGGAAGTCGTGGGGCAATGTAGTAATAGAAAAAAATACACATATATTCGATTACGAGCAAATGGTAAATGCTGCAAGGGTAGATATGTATAACTATCCAGAAGCAATCGTGAATAATGGGATACATCCTGGAAATGAATACACATTATCTGCTCATTTTAGAACAGCAATGATAAATGGGGTACGTAAAACAGGAAAGCCGCGTTTACAAGTATGCTGCGTTACATTCCGAGACAATGTAAGTTACGATACATGGCATGAACAAAAAATGGATTTTCCTGAACCGTCTACCTATTATGGAGAAATTAGAAGATACTCTTTCACTTTCAAAGTGCCGACAAACTATATTCCGCAACAGCACGCATTAATTATTAAGGTTTGTTCTGGAAATGCTGACATGAGACAAGGGACAGCGGTTTGTGTATCGGGTGTAACGCTATACAGCGGTAAATATGCATCTATGTATAACTGGGATCGAGCAGCAGCAGAAAGAGCAGATGGTCTTCAACCATTTAATAAGATCGCCATAGGCGGTGTAAATAACAACATAGGTCCATCTGATAACGGACAGACCTTTGATATAAGTACAGAAAAGGATGTATTCATAAATCAACCTATTCTAACGCAGGGAATAAATTTAGGGCGTAATAGAATGGGCCAAGCTGGTTCCGCTCGTTTCTTTGATGGTGGTCAAGGCTATGGGTTTTATTTTATGGGAATGGCAGGACAATGGTACAAGCTACCTAACGTTTAGGAGGAAAATATATGGATGATT